CTACTGTTAATGTATATGAAAGAGCAACTTGGGAATAAATAGGAGAACTGTATGAGAAAGGACACTTTAACAAAAGTTACGGCGAGTCTAAAAGATAAATATCCTGAATTAGGGTTGGAGAGGATAGATGTTAATGACTCTGATGGTACAGCCTCTTTCTATTTACAGCCTACTAATAAATCGCTGGCTTTCTTAGATGGTAAAGGAAAAATTTCCGGCATAATTCCTAGGCTATCTAGAGAAACAGCTGCAACTGTTACACGAGATTCTATTAACAGAACCACACTTGATTTGGCATTACAGCGCGATGCCTATGACATGGCACCCCGTGATGCTTATGAACGTGCCATAAGACTATATTATACAGAACCGATAGTAGGCTCAACTATAAATATACTTGCTAATATAGCACGTAAAGGCTTCGAAAATGATATTGATGACGAAAATATAAAGAATTTTTTTGATGTATGGGCCTTCGATGCAAATTTTGAGGACATGCTTGAATGGGTGTTCCTTGATTTGTTTAAGGTAGGGCAAGTTTATACCTACAAGGTTATTTCCAAGTACGAGCCCAGAGTATCCTATCTTTCACCAGTTCCCGGACAGAAAATAAAAAATGGCGGTACAAACAAGGCGAAGGGTGTACAAAAAGAAGATGCAGCTGCAAAGAAGATCTGGTCAAAAGGCCACCTTCCTATAGCTTATACAGTACTCAATCCTTTATTGGTAGAAGTTGAGGGAAGTTTATTATTTGATAAGTATTCCATCTCCATGACATTGCCACCTGAACTAGGACAATTGTTAAAAAAGGATCAAAAGGATCTGTCGGAAGAGGAGAAAGAATTGGTAAAAGCTTTACCTTCAGAACTTAAACGCGCTGCCACTGCCGGAGGTACCTTTAAACTTGATTCTCGTCTAGTTGGCACTATTTCGTATAGAAAACAACCTTATGAGCGTTACGCTAAGCCAAGGTTAGCAAAGGTATTTGATTCGTTAGAATATAAGAAAGCACTAAAACAAGCCGATTTGAGTACGTTAGATGGAATAACAAACTATATATTAAAAGTTACAATAGGTTCTGACGAATTTCCTGTAACTACACAGAGCGAGTTAGAGGCCGTTGCCGCACTTTTTAACACTCCAAGTAAGTCGTTCGATGTTGTCTGGAATCATACCTTAAACATAGAAAAGATAGTCTCCCCAGAAATTGAAAGTATTCTTGGTCAAGACAAATATAAGCAAGTAAATGAAGATATTTCTGGAGGACTCGGTATGGCCAGAGCATTACTGGATGGCACAGGCGAAATGAGCACTTCTGAATCAAACTTATTTATTAAAGGTTTAGAAGAGGAGGTAGCTTATGCGAGACGTCTAGTAACAAAATGGATTTATAAAGAGTATAGATTAATAGCAGAGGCTATGGGGTTTGATAGATTTCCGAAGATTAGATGGGATGAAAGCGTATTAAAAGATCAGATTCTGTATATGAATATTCTTGCCCAGTTGGTGGATAGAAGAATGCTTAGTTATAGTACTGCACATGAGCTTCTTGGGTTTGATTATAGAACAGAATTAAATAATATGGAACAAGAGTTTGACTTGGTAAAGAAGGGAACGATTGGTATTATAGGGTCTCCTTGGCAACAAGCAAAGGGTTTGACACAGCCGGGACAAAATGCGCCGAAGGGTACACCTTCAGCCGGCCGACCGGCAGGGGCTCCTGCAAAGCCAAGAGATAAAACAACGCAACCACAGAATAAACCAGGACAAAAACCAAAAAATCCGCCAAAGAAAACGGCGAGCTCCATTACTCTTAGAGACGCTGTAAAAAATATGGATAAAGAGGAGTTTAAAAGTTTAATGGGTGAGTTGTATGAACTTAGACTCTCTGAGGAGGAGGAGGAATAATAGTGAAAGAACACAAGTTTTATTTAGATGCCGACATGAAGATTGAGCAAGGTTCGAAAGAGCTATGGGCAGCCGCCTCTACAGCTATAAATCTTCCAAATGGAGTGGAGAAGCAACCTGATCTACTTTATTTTTCTGCAATATTTGTTTCTTCAGGTGAAAATTTAAACAATGCGTATTTTCTACCATCAGAACTTGTAATGGCAGAAAAGACAATTGTGAACAAGGCACTTGACGTAGAACATAAAGAGGAAGATATCATAGGTCATATATATGATAGAGTATTTGTGGATGAAAAGGGAAAAAAATTAGAGCTAGCTGAACTTGCGTCCAAAGACAGTATTAGTGTAGATAAGGATGACATGCATGTAGCGATTGCTGGTATTATCTATAAAAACAGATTTCCTAATGTAGCAAAAGAAGTTGCGGATGGAGACTGGAAAGTAAGTATGGAATGTTATTACACCGACTATGATGTAAAAGTTGGCAGTTTAGTACTAACAAAGCAAGAGGCAGAAACACTTGGTTTGGAAATAAGTACAGATTCCACATTTGGAAAGCTTGCACAAGTTATTAAAAATGGCAAAGAAATAGCAAAGGGTGCAGTAACAAGAGTGTTACGTGGTATTGTATTTTCAGGATGCGGTATTGTAAAACAGCCCGCCAATCCACCTTCAGTTATACTAGAAACAGCTAGTGAAAAGGGTGATAATATGAAACCAGACGTTGTATTAAATTATGACGATGTAACTCCTGTAAATGACTCTAATAATGTAACCTCACCAATGATAGAGGCTAATGAAATTACACTTGACAATAAAGAGAAAGCGGATGGGCCTGGAGTTGATGACAACCAAGGCATTTGCGTCAGTTATAAAAGACGAGTCTTTGCTCATGAGCCTGCAGGACCTGATACTGAAGTGTTACATAATGACTGGTGTGCGTTATACGAGGAATCGTGTACGTCGTTTTCCAGAGACACAACAGATCCGGAATGTTTACGTAACATAGACATGAAACGCTTTGCACGGGCGTGTGCTGAAACAAGATTAAAAGAGAAAAGCAGCAGTGACAATCGAGCAAAGCTTTTAAAGAAACTCCAATCCGCTGTGAAAAAGGCTGAACGCCTAAAAAAGTAGTATTGGTTTAAAAGCTGGTTGTTGCGAGCCAGTGAAAATAATAATCGTTAGGAGGTTTTAATATGTCACAATTAGGTCAGGGGCAAGTTGGAAAATTAAAGAGTATGCCCAAGTTAACTAGGATTAATGGTGATGATAGTCAAAAGGTCATTTATCGTAACCTCGGAAACAATCACGCTTATCCTTTTCTTTGGGCAACATCCGTCACACATTCTGGTACAGAGACTGTGTTGGTAGCTAGTGGAGTGAAATTTCATGGTTATGATCTTTTAACATATGCTAACGTCACAGTCACACCAATTGAAGATCCTGGAGCAGGAGTAAGTTACTGGATTGACAAAAATACTTCGGACGGAAAGATTTACATTAAATCTTCAGGCAGTATGGATAATATTGACTTCGATGTTAAGTTTATGTTAGGTGTTGATATGGAGATTAGCGGTATATACTGTAGACCTATGACAAGTAGCGCTTATAGTGCACCGCGACAGAGTTATCCTTAATAATTAGTATAAGTAATTTCTAGATTTATGGTAAAGGTTAAAGGAATTTAGTTTTATAACCATCTGATAATGGATGGTTGAATATTCGGGTCGCTAATGGAATTACATTACTCTTAGAGAATTGAAATAGTGTAAGGAGGATATGTAATGGATGAAAAAATGAAGTCTGATATCAAGGCTATTGTAGCCGAGATATTTACTGACAAGGAAGATGTTGAGATTCAGAGAAAAACTGAAGCAGCTTTGCAGAAGTCTGCAACCACTATTGAAGAGCTCACCACTACTCTCGAAGAAAGTAGTGCTAAGAATGAAGAGCTTATTTCTAGTGTAGCAGAGTTTGAAACTTCTGTTGAAGATCTTAAATCTGAGCTTGAGGCGGCAAAGAAAGAGATCGTAGAAGCTACTCAGAAACTTACCGAGTCAGAGAGTACAATTGAATCGATGAATAAAGATAGAGCTGCTGAGCTAAGAATGTCTGAGTTAGAACAAGCCGGTGTAGCTAGTTCTGGCAAAGAAGCTCAAACAGCCAAGGTTAAAGAGATGTCTGATGAAGACTTTGCTTCTTATAGAGATGAACTTGTTTCATTAAGAGAAGCGGTTATGGCAGAACTTTCAAATTCTGAAAAACTTGAAGTTAAAGAAGAGAAAGAAGTAATAGCCAAAGTAGAAGTCGCTGAGGAAGAAGACGCTTCAGACGAGTCTGAAGATGTTACACCGGCCGTAAATATTGATCCGCAGAATGCAATTTCCGCTGCTTTAAATATGGAAATTCAGCCTAGCAAGGGCATGACAGCTAAATATGCAGAATTAGGCAAGGCAATGGCAGATCAGTTTAAACTAGAATAATAACGTTGTGAGGAGGAAATAGGACATGTTTATTCCAAGACATCCTGTTGTTGAAAATCAATTTTGTAGTTATGGTTCTTCTACTATGACGACAACCGCTGGTGTAGGAGGCGTTCTTTGTTATGCTGGTTCCGTTCTTTGGTTAGATGAGGAAGCAACCAATCAGGAACCCATTGTTTTCAGATATGACACCTATGCGGCCTTGACTGATAAATCTGTATTCCATTCTGTTGATATGAGTGGCACGATGAGTACTACTGAAAAAATACCGTTTGGCTTTGCTATGCAGAAGGTTAAAACAGGGTATCACCAAGTTCATCCTACTGGGTTTATGATGCCTGGCGATCAGGGTTCTAGTGATGTTATTGCTCAGCCGTCTTATAGTACTGTAGGAGCTATTAATGGAACAAAAGCTGCTCCTCTGGGTGTAGCTCATTTAGGTATTTGGGACACAGTGCATTATATTTGCGAGCATGCCGCGAATGTTGTAACTACTGGCAACGAAATGCTGCCAGGACAGTACTTGTATGTTGCAGCCAATTCATCTAGCAAGATAACGAACTTTGCTACAAATGCTTCTGATGATAGTCTGGATTACGAGGATCTCTTAGACGTCACAGTAGGTCGTGTTGTAAAGGGTGCAAGTGCAGCTAAATGTTCAGCAAATATTGCTAACACTACACTGTATCCGATCAGAATTAAACTTTTGGTATAATTTAAATTAATCGGATTAAGGCACATGTATTGTGCTTCCGAAACTATTAGATAGGAGGAGTTGTTATGGATAGAAAAGAAATGATGGAACTCTTCAGGGCTACTGCTGAGATTAATACTCCTGAAGGTTTAGCTGCTTATCGTGCTTTCGCAGCCGCTATCACAACTCCAATCTTACAGAAGATTGAACTGGAATCAATCATGAGGCAACTTTTTGCAGTTGAGAGACTCGGACCTGGTGCACAGGCCGTTTATCCTGTTGCTGAAGATTTCGAGATTCCGGTTTGGGTTCTGCCTGGATTGGGTTATGTAGCCCAAAACTTCATCGAAGGTATCGGTGAAGAGGTTTATGTTCCTACTTTCACCATTGACGCATCTGCGGACTGGAAATTATCATACGCTAGGGACTCTAGAATCGACATCGCTCAAAGAGCTGCTGCCAGGGTCGCCAAAGACTTGGCTAACTATGAGGAAGAGTGCGGTTGGCGTGTAATTATACCTGCTGCAACATCAGCCTTCTCTGGAAAGGGACTGCTTGGATCTCGTCCCGCACCTATTTATGAGGTTGATCCTGCATCTACAGGTGCTGGATATCTTTCTAAAGAGCTCATTAATAAGATGATTGTTGGCTTTAAGAGAATTGGTCGCACACTGACAGATCTTTTAGTGTCTCCTGAAGACGCTGCAGATATCCGTGAATGGACAGATACGGATATTGATCCAGTTACAAGAAGAGAAATCTTCCAAGCTTCTGGAATGGGAAGTATCTGGAATGTGAGACTTCGTGAAGTACAGCATCTCGGCGCAACCGGTTTATATAACATCAATGGTACTGGTTCGGAATATGGCAAGTTTGTAGCTGTTGCTAATGCTTATAATCAGTACAGTTTAGATAATCCGAATGTGACCGCTGCAGACGGTACAGTCACTACGCTTGGAGAAACTCAGGTTGTTGGTTTTGATCTAAGTGTGAATGACTCTCTCGTTATGCCTATTAGAAAAGAGTATGAAGCTCATGACGATCCGACTCTGCTCAGAGTCCAGAAACAAGGTTTCTTTGGTTGGGCAGAAATTGGTTTTGCTTGTCTTGATAGCAGAATGCTCGGAATAGGTGTTATTGACAGAAGTCTGTAAATAATAAATGGAAACTGAAGTGCCCCTCACAATGGGGTGCTGGGGCACACTAAGTTAACATAATGTGAATAGGTTAGATAATAATGTTTATTAAGATCTGCTGGGCTATTTTATTAATCGAATCTGCTACAGAGATTCTAACTGAGTCAACTATTTTTATCCCTTTCAGGGCTTTTCTTTTTGAAAAGGGTAAAAATAGCAAGGTTTTAAGATGGTTACATGACCTTATAGATTGCGGGTATTGTACTTCGGTTTGGGTTAGTTGGTTTTTTACTTTACTACTATTCACTGATGATACATATCTTTTAAATGTATATGTGGATTGGATTTTTATAGGGTTGGTCTTACATAGATTCTCAAAC